CTTACCTGTTACTGATTCAAAACGAACCGAGTCGCGTAATCGTGAACCTTTCTGTTGTGCAAGGTGCAACACATTACTTTTATACTGCTCGACAAAAGCAGTTGTAATTTGAGTGGACATAATGCCCTCCTATATAATTAAACATAAAAACGGTCATTATCCTTTCGGGTGTCCTGTCTATTACGCTGACTATACGAGTTTGAGAACCACCATTTGCCTTGCTGTTATCCTCTCGGGCAGCTATAGCATAAGCGGATTTTACACCGCTTGAGCATTATCTTACCATACTTTTTTATTCTGGATGTGCTTTTGCAAATAATTGATTCATTTCATCAACAGCATCCGTATGCTTGGGGCTTGTAGCATCCCAGTAAGCATGTGATTTATTATCGTTGATTTGATCAATTCTCATTCTAGCATCCATAGGACTCATTACCAAAGAGTTGTTAGCTGTACCAGTAGCTGAATCTTCAGTTATATCCTTACCAGCATTAGCAAGTAGTCGGATTAAATCTGGATCGTTACCTATAGCTGGATTTGCTAACTTTTCTGATAGCGCATCATTGCCATATACAGCTAAAGCTCTCTTGGCTGCAGTCATGTTCTTATCGTAGTTTGCACCGAACTCTTGCTTTAAGGCTTCCTCAGTCTGAGTACCCATAGTCTGTCCAGCTGTTTGTTCTTGATTCATCTGAAAATCTACTGAACCCTTCTGCCATTCAACCAATCCTTGCATCTGTTCTGGTGATAAGCCTAACTGATGTCCTGTTTCTTTAAATGAACTCATCATTTCGTCTGGATAGTATTGTTCGTAGCCTTGTGGAACATTAACCTCATAATCTGTTGCACTTTCGGGGCGACCTAATTTTGTATAAAGCTCTTGTCTTTCTTCATCAGTCTTAGGGATAGGTATTCTATTACCCATCATCTTCTGCTGATGAATAAGTGTTTTAGCTGCTGACTCAGTATCATTGATACTTGCAAGCGTTGGATCTGCTCGTAATTCTTCTGATAACCCTTCACGCCAATCTTGGTTATCACTCTCAACAGGTGCTAATACAGCATTATCCGTTGTTTCTGTGGCCATTTCTTCACTCATAATTTTATTCCTCTTTTGTATTACACATATTTAAAATACGAAGATAGACAGCTCTTTCGCCTTCTCTCCTCGCGGTTTCATACGAGTCACCTTTCACATAGGATTCCCGTAGTTGATATGCCTTGCGTAGGTCATCTAGGACTTTACCCCCAGATATAGACCCAAAACAGTCAGCATAATCTCTTTTTATTTTAGCAATGGCTCTAGGCATTTTCTACTGCCCCCATCATTGCTTCCATACCTGCTTGTGTTTGTTCAACATTTTCAGGTGTCATTTGTTGTGCTATTGGTGCTGCAGTTGCCGCCATCTCTACACCTTGTTGTGCTTGTTGCATTGCCATTTGTTGTTCTTGCTGTTCTCTTTGTGCTTGACGCTGTTCTTCAATATCAGTAGGATCACGCATGATGTTCTTAGGAACACCTAGTAATTCAGCACGAGAACGAATTGCTGCATCATGGTCAATGTTATCCATAACCTCTGGTGCAATCTGTGCCAAGTTAGCCGCCATCTCATACAATCTTTCTACAGCAGTAGCCTCTTCCATTCTTTGTGAGCGTGCTAGTGGACCAACATATTCAATATCGATAGCAACACCATCTAAAGAGCCTGGCGCAGGTGCAAACATTTCATTTCGTTGCATAATAGCAAAACATCTTTCAATTAACGGATTCAAGAACTCTGTTTGGAATCTACCTAGAGTAGGGCCAAGCAATCTTTGCATCAATTCATAACGAACTTGTACTTCTGTAGCAGTCATTTGTGGACCACTCTGTAACTCTAATTGATCTGAGTAGAATGCTTGCTTAATAGCACCACGCAATTCAGACTCTTTCATATCAGATACATCGAATCTTGCACCAGTATTAAGTGGTTTAATTGCATCACCTCTACGAACAACAGTAATACCAGAAGGATTCGTCTTAACTCTACCGATTACTCCGTCATCTTCTACTAGAAGTGGTGGATCAATAGCTTTAGCCCATGCTTTAAGACCTAATTCCACTGCTTTGTTCAGAGTTTTGATGTCTGGTAGTGCATTATAAGCAGGTGAACGACCATATTCTTCGCCTGAAGCCTTAGACCATCGTGTTACAAGGTATGGCATTTCGTTATATCCACCTTCTTGAACAACATTTTTGTCTTCCTTACTTATATGTAAGCTTATCCAAGGTAGTTTAGTCTTATACTCACCATGATATTCTTCTGCTGGCATGACACAATGAATGAATGTGAACTTCTTATCAGGATTATTCTCAAAAGCCTCTTGAATCTTAGAACCTACTGCATCACCCCACTTTTGTTTGGCTTGTCGAGCAGTATATTGAAACTTCCTATATAAGGTATCAATCTTTCCCTTATGATTCTCCGATATAAAATACTCTGAAATATGAAGTGTCCTAAAGTTAAAACCATTTTCATCTTCTTCTGTTTCAATACAAGCAGTACCAATAGAGCAAATATCAAGATAGAACTCATGCACTTCAGTATTGAAATTAGACGAGTTAAATGCTTTATACATTCTATTACGACAATCTTCTAACCATACTTGAACTTCACGAGATTCATTTAAACTCTCATTACGAACTCTTAGATGAAACCAAGGTAGTGATGCTGATGTTAATGTTCCTTGTAATGATGCCGCTAATAATGTATTGGCATGGATTGCAGAAGAGTCATACAACTTCTCGGTACGCTTTGCACCTTTAGCATATTGAACTGTTACTTCTGCTTTACGAGGCATTACATAATCAAGAATCTCTTGCCAATGTACTTCCCATGTCTGTTTTCCAGACTCTAAACTAGATAATCTTTTTAGTATTTGTTCTACCACAGTAACCTCCTACGGTTTTTTACCTGATCCGAGAAGTGATCGAGTCTTTACATCAGCCTCATCTTGATCGCCCTCACCTCCAGTAAGAAGTGTTGAATATCTTCCACTCTTTTTCTTATTTAGTAATGCAGTTTTCTCATCTTTCAAGTCCTGTTCCATTTCAGCTGTTTCTTTTTCTCTTTGATTAGCCTCAGCAGTGTAATCTACTGGTGGTGGTGGAACATAAGGTTGTTGCTTTGATCCCATTTCTTTCTCCTATAGCCAGGTACAATCTCTTTTGAGCATACCGTAAATATTAATATCTTTTAGATTCTCTGAGATTTCTCTCATAGTACCTTCCTTTTTAAAGCCTAACCGTTTCAAGAATACATTTGCTTCTCTATTGTCTATCTCGGTATAGGCTGTAACTCTATGACAATTTAATTGAATGAAAGGATAGTTGAATAATGTTCTTAGCATTGTCCTATTGAACCCTCCTTTTTCCATAACACCTGAAAACACAATATCTTGTACTCTGTATTCATAAAATGCTACGCCTCCAACTAATTCACCATCTTCATAAAAACCATAATTAACACAATCGCTTAGAGAAGTTACTCCAACACGTTTAACAATCCAATCTGTTACCTCTTGTCCTGCATTAGGTACAAGGTCAATCATTTAAGAAGTGACTTGGCTTTCTTTTCCTTCTCATCCCACATTTCTCTTTCTGCTAAGAGAGATGCTTGTGGTGCAGATTTCCCTTTGACAGTAGATGTTTTTGCTACTACTGCTCTTTGAATATCTTCTGCTGTGCTTTTATCTAATTCTTTTCTATCTACTGCATCTGCCACTTTACTTGCAGGTGGAATGATAGGTGCTGGTGGTGATTTCTTTCCCATATTAACTTCCTAATAGTGATTTTTTACTTAACTCTGTATCATTAGTAACACCCTTACCGCCTGTCAAAAGAGTTCCGTATCTGCCTTTCTTTTTTTTGTTTAATAATGTCTTTGACGGAGATTTTGTAACAGTAACTACATCTTCCATAGAGCCTTGTTGTCCTGCCATACCACCTACAAACGCATCCATAAATGGCTTTTCACCTGTTTTAGACGCATGATCTTGTTGAATTTTAGCAAATAATCCTTCAGGTACGCCATCAGCAGTTGCTGTTTTCCTTAGTTTTGA